GGGCAAGCCGAATCAAGTGAGGTTCTCGGACTTCAGCCACTATCGCAGTGGGTTGCACGACAGATTAGCCAGTTGTCTTACGTTTATCTGGGTATGCCTCGTGAGCTGGAGTTCAAGTTCCAGCCATCCGCCCGCCAAGACGACAAGGCTATCGCTGACGCTGAGGATGTGCGCATCCGCAACGGATCCCTCACCCTGAACGAAGCCCGCTCCAAGAACGGTCTGCCACTCCTAGACAGCGACTATGCCGACCAACCTATCTTTGTTGCTACTGGCGCTTATGGTTTGACGGATGCTGGCCCTGTCGCTTTCGGTGGCACACCTGACGCTGGAATCCTTGACGCTAACTCTATGGATTCTTCGACTTCAGAACCTGCTCTGAATGAAGCCTCGGCCGAAGCCCCTAAATCCACGCTACCTGCCGACATTGCAGAACTGGTGCGTTTCAAGAAGTGGCTGAAGAAGTCACCTAAAGATTCGTTCCACTTCGACTATGTGCCGGAAGGTTACGCTGACACGCTAAACAAGTTCGTTGCTGTCGGTGACTTTGACGGCGCTCGCTGGTATGCGGAACGGTACAGCCTATGAGGTTGGCCGACAAGATTGACGGCGCATTAGTTAGGACAGCAGCTCAACACGTTGCCCCTATCCGCAACGCTATCGCCGGCAGTGTGGATGTTGACGCCGCTGTTGAAGCGTTCCTGAACACGTTCCCTATCGGCTCTACCGTGACACCGAACCAGGTGCGTGAATGGGCGCGCACCAACATTCCTACCAAGACTTCAGCGTTGGTGGACATTCTGCATACCGTTTATGCGACCGGTTACGTGTTGGGTGAGGATTCATCTAACGCGCATTACGGTAACGCTTCGCTGGCTAAGGATGCTTCGCCTACTGATTTCGGTGCAGCTATCGGCATTGACTGGAGTAAGTGGAAGCCTGGCAACCGTCCAGCGGAGTTGCTGGTTCGTGGCCGTGGCCGTTTGCGTCAGTTGTTGAACCGCACAAACGCCACCATCAAAGACATTTCGGACACTACCCTGAACCGTATCGGCACGGTTTTGGCTGACGGCCTGCGTGTTGGTGCGGCCGGTGACACGGTAGCGCGCGAGTTTATGAAAGCCGGCATCAAAGACTTGCTGAACGATCCGCGTCGCGCTGTCGCTATCGCTAACACGGAAATGGCTCGCGCAATGAGTGTTGCGTCTGTGGACAATTATCAGAACCTTGGTGTTGAGCAGGTTGAGTGGATTGGTATGGAGCCATGCGACCTGTGTCAAGAGAACGAGGACGCTGGCCCCGTGGACATGGGTGGCGAGTTCCCTAGCGGGGATACTGAACCGCCTGCCCACCCTAACTGCCGTTGCACGATTGCTCCTGTTGTTGAGGGTCAAACCATCAAAACAACCAACCCCGACCTGACTAAGCGTGGCGTTCCTGGCCCTGTCGAGGTTGAACGCGCCCTCAGCCGTCTAATCGTGTTACCAAACCCAGCACACCCAGAATTAGCGTCAATGGGTGACGAAGATAAATACGTTGAATCGCCCTGGCGCACTGTTGAAGTGCCAACCGTTGATCCAAACGTGTGGGATAACGCAGACCTCGCCCTCGTCAAAATGGCTGACCTTGTAGGCACAGACCCCTACCTGCGCCGTAAGAACGTAAAGAAGCACATCAAGAACATGGGGCAAGCCGTCACACCCTACCGCAGCAACGCCCTCATCGTGGTAAAAGACGGGGCTAACATTATTATTGACGGACATCACAGGTTGATGGCTCGCTGGCTTCTCGGGCAAGACACTGCCCCTGTTTGGAAAGTAGAAATCTAATGAGCTTCATTCAAGTAAACACAACCGTTGGCACTACCGGCACAAAACTCTATACCCTGCCAACCGGTATCCGTCAGAACACTCCAGTTTCATAGACAACAACGACACTGCCCCTATCTGGATTGGTGATAACTCTGACGTCACCACTTCGGGCGCAACCATAGGCATCAAGGTTGCTGCTGGCGGAAGCCGTCAGTTGTGGATGTGTGCTGGCGACACTCTTTACGCCGTGTCGGCCGCCGGTACCGGCACTGGTCTAGTTGTTATTTCGCTTTCGGCCTAATGAACCGTTGGTGTAACGACCGAATAGACTTTTTAGGTTAGGAGTTTTATCTATGGAAATGGGTTACGCTTACGCGCCGATTCTGAAGTATGACGCGAACGATGACGGCACTGTCACCGTTTACGGTAAAGCTACTGACGAAACCCTGGATGTTGACCAGCAGATTTGTGACAACGAATGGCTGAAGTCGGCTATGCCGGACTGGTTTGAGGCCGCTGGTAACATTCGTGAAATGCATGGCTCTACTGCTGCCGGTACTGCTACCGAGTATGAGGCTAAAGCTGACGGCCACTATATTCGCGCAAAGATTGTGGATGCGGGTAGCGTCAAGAAAATTAAGCACGGCGTGTTGAAGGGCTTTTCGATTGGTATTCGTAGCCCTCGCGTGATCCGTGACCCTAAAGCCCCTGGTGGCCGTATTGTTGGCGGCCAGATTGTGGAGGTGTCGGTTGTTGACCGTCCGGCGAACCCTTCCGCAAAAATGACTATCGCTAAGGCGATGAATGGAGAGAGCCTGATGGCTGTTGACCAGATTGAGATTCCTACCCCTGCCGAAGCGTTTAAGAATGCTGATGTTGAGGCTGTTGCTGAAGTGATTGCTGACGTGGTTACTGAGGTTGTGGAAACTGTGGAGAACATCATTGAGGAAGCCCCTGCCGAGGAAGTGGCCGAAAATGCCGACAAGGCTGCTGGCTTACTCAACACCGTGCAGAGCCTTCTCAAGTTTGACCAAGCCACTTATGACGCTGCCGTCAGCGCACTGTCCGACCTAATCATTGTCGAAGCCACCGAAATGAAGAACGGTTCTGACGAGCGCGACAGCATCAAGGAACTACTCCACGCCATCAAGCACCTGTTTGAATGGTATGAGGGTGAGGTTGCTGAGGGTGAAGTTGCTACCCCGAACCCTGCCATCGTTGACGATGCTGAAGACCTACTGGCCGGCGACCTTGAACTTTCCGCCGACGTAGAAATGTGCGACAAGTGCGACATGGCTATGAAGGACTGCAAGTGTGCGGACAAGGCTGCAATGCCTGAAGATTTGGTAAATGAGATCGTGGCTAAGGCTGTTGCCGCTGCGACTGAGGCTGTCGCCGTTGAGGTTGACCTTCTGAAGTCGGCGCTAGTCGCCGAGAAAGAGAAGGCTACCCAGTTGGAGGCTGACCTGGTTGTGGCTAAATCTGCAACTGTTGCGGGTGGCCCTGCACGTGGCGCGTTCACCAAAACCCCAGAAAACCTTGAAGTGAAGGCACGAATCGCCCAGCTTCGCAACAAGGCTGCTACCGCTACCGACAAGACCCTTGCTAAGGGTTATGAGGAGCTGGCGCGCGACCTTGAAAAGTCTGTGAAAGGACAAAACTAATGGCAATCAACATTCCTGCAAAGGATCTATTCTCGGAGGCTACTTCGGCTAAGAAGGCCGCAGCAGCTATGGAGGAATTTGAGGGCGCACTTGAGAAGTCGTTCTCTAACCCTGGCAACACTCCTGGCGTTGCCCCAGCCCCAAAGGCTGACCCTTCGGCTGTTATTGAGGGTCTTATCGCTAACAAGAGCATGAGCGCTGACGTTGTCGCTGCGCTTTCTTCGGCTCTTGCAGCGCAGACTGACGCTCAGGCCACCCTGGTCAAGGACATTGGTCTGACCGCTCCTCTGTCGTCCAGCTTCGCAGCTTACGACCTTGAGGCTCCAGCGAAGATGCTGACCCCTCGCCAGACCCCTCTGCGCAACAAGATTGTTCGTAAGAAGGGTGTGGGTACTGCTCACCGCACCAAGGTAATCAGTGGTTTCACTGGTACTGAGACCGGTGGTCAGGGCAACATTTGGGCTGGTCAGGCTGAGGGTGCAACCAACAGCTTCGGTTCGCTCTCCCTGCAGCGCGGCCCTAAGATCAGCTACACCGCTTACGACCAGACCTTCAACTACGTTACTTATGGTCTGTCGGACACTGTTAGCTTCGACGCTAACTTCTCTGGTGTTGGCTTCCAGGATCTGCGTCAGCTTTCCGCTACCAGCACCCTGTACGCAACCATGCTGTTTGAGGAGAAGGCGTTCCTTTACGGACGTACCACTGCTCTGGCTGCTCCTACCGTAACCCTGACCGCCCGCGCCAAGACCGCTTCGGAGACCGCACTGCCTGCAGCTGCTGTTTACGTTTACGCTGCCGCTGACGCTGGTTCGTTCGGTAACGGTGTTGCTTCGACCGTTCAGACCGTAACCCCAACCGCTGGCCAGGTAGTAGATGTAACTATTTCCTACGTTGCTGGTGCTATCGGTTACAACGTTTACGCTGGCGCAACCACTGGTAACGCTAACGCATTCCTGCAGGGCCGTACCGGTTCGCAGACCTACACCCTTCAGGGGCCACTCGTAACCACTGGTTCGACTGCACCTACCACCGACAGTTCGGCTCCTGCCAACGCTTTCGATGGTATCTTTGCACAGACCATCAACGGCGGCGGTCAGGTCAACAACATCAACGGCGCATTCAGCACCAGCAACCCTGGAACCGAGTTCCAGACCGTGTTCGCTAACGGATACGCTGCTGTAAAGGCTGACTACGACGAGATCGTTATGAACGGTGCAGACCGTAAGCAACTGTCTGAGGCTATCAAGTCGGCTGGTTCGCAGTCCGCTTACCGTATCAACCTGGCTCAGGACGAGGTAGGCAACTACGTCGGTGGTGCGGTTATCGGTTCGCTCGTGAACGAGACCACTGGTAAGCAGGTTGCTGTTTCGGTTAACCCTTGGATGGAGCAGGGTTCTGCGGCTGTCATGTCGTGGACTCTCCCTCTGCCTGACTCGCAGATTAGCGAGACTTGGGCTTGGGTTGGCCCACAGGACTACCTCGGTCAGTCCTGGCCTGTTATCCAGCAGAGCTACGACTTCAGCACTTACGTGCGTGGTACTCTCGTTGGTTACGCTCCTACTTACAACGGTGTTGTAACTGGTATCAAGGCAGCCTAATAGGTTGTAACGGTTGGAGGGGCAGGGCTTTCGGGTTCTGCCCCTCTACCTCTAAGCGAAGGGATTTGTAATGGCTAAACTGGTTGCCCCCGATAAGGGTGTTTCTGGTGTGGATGTGGACTTGGCGAACGGTAAGAAACGTTCTTACGACATCGCTAAGGATGGCACTATCACGGTTGATAATCCGCGTGATGCTGCCCAGTTGAAACGTGAAGGGTTCTTTGAGGCCGCCGGCGCGTCGTTCGGTCACGTGGAGGGTTATCCTTGTGTTGGTTGCGGTTTTGATTCGGTGTTCAAAGCCTATGATTGCCCGAAGTGTGGAGTAAAGAATGACCATCGCGGTTAGCCCGATTAAGCGGCAGCAGACTAAACCTTACCTGACTTTGCAGGAGTATAAGCAGGCTCCTACTGCTTTGGATTACGGCAACATTGTGGCTGGCGGTAATCAGTCGGCGCAAGATAATGAGCTGTCGAACGCTATTCTTCGTGCTTCTTCTCACATTGACCAGTTCTGTAACCAGATTTTGTCGGCGACTGTGGATGTTGAGCAGCAGCGCACCAGGATTCGCCCTGACGGTTCTGTGATTTTTCATCCGAAATACAACCCTATTGTGGCGTTGCTTTCGTTGAAGCTTGGCTCCGACATGAACAACTTGACTGCTGTGCCTGATCCGAGCGTTGCTTGGCTTGAAGAGCAGAGCATTATTTACCCTTACGCTAACGCTAATCTAACGTGGTCAACGCAAGGCCCTATCAGTTTTGGTGCTTCGGCTGGTTCTCGTGCGCCAATGTTCGTGAACTATTCGTATGTGAATGGCTATTTCAACAGCACTATTGGCACGGCGGCTAACGCCGGTGACACTACGCTTGCTATGGCTGACGGTACTGGTCTTATTGCTGGCGAATCGTTCACCATTTTTGACGGCGCTAAAACCGAAAC